TACCTAAAACCACATCTATCACAGATACCATACGCATTCTTTTCCGATGCGAATGCCATTATGCGTAATCGTATGCCCTAGTATCAGGGGTTGCTCTAAATGATGCCCTATCTTCATCTTGGCTTAAAGCTCTTTCAAACTCCTCTTCATAAAGTTGTTTTAACATGCCCGTTCTTTCAGGAGCTTTTTTGAGGGATAGATAGTAAGCCAATCCTGCACTAAGGCAAGGATAGAACCTAAATGGCATCTGCAAAGTATCGGTTGATGCATCTACATCATCCATACGCATAATTCTATTTACATAAAGAACATCTGTTGAGTTCTCAGGGGCGTTGTATAGATAGATTGTTGGTGTAATTTGCTTGTCTACAAAATATTGAGATGGTCTACCTTGTGCAGTTTTATCAGGAACAGCGGCATATTCGCTTCTTGATATTTGATTCATTTGTAAATCACTTGGGGTGCCATTGGTTGTTCTTCTGATAAACGCATCTAATACATCTATGACAGCACTTGGATTTGTTGCATCCAAATCATAAGATGTTGTGCCTTGTGTCAAAGCGATAGATGTTTGTGAGATAGTCCATTGATTTAAACCACGGTTAGCCCATTCAGCTAGTAATAAATTTAAACTGCGTTTTGCAGTTTTTAAATCGTATGCTGTGCGTAGCTCAAGACCGCATCTTTCAAATGCTTCTTCTATGTATTCAGCTACATCTAGCTCAAAGTTTTTACTTCCTGAAGTTGCCACGCCTAATCCTCGTTGTATAAATTATCGAAAACTCGATTTACATCTAATGTATAGTCTAAATCAGATTTAGAGTAATGTATATGTGCAGAAGGTTTAAAATCGGGTGCATCACTGCCTGTTTCAAACCAAGCAGGGTGTGTAACTCTTACCCTATTATTGGGCAACGCTACAATATTTCCAGTCCACTCACCTGCGTCTAATAACTCTAATACATGACTGCTTTTGTGTTGTGCAGGATCATCAGCTATTTCGCTTTCTGCATAATCTACGGTGAAATAATACTTTGCAGGAAACATCTTGCCATCTATCTTTGCAAGCCAAGGGCAGGGTGTTGCTCTATCTATAACATAAACAGAGTTATGATGTGATGAACAATCCCATGGTTGTGCATCATGTACTGCCATAGGTTCTGCCCATTCTTCAAATGGTGTGTCTGCAACCAAAGCGGTTATTGGCATTCTTGCCCACATAGCTCCACCGTGTGCTGTATCTTCAGGCTCACCGTCTGCCTCTATGCCAGTAAAGATTAAATGAAATCCCAAACAACGATTTGGCATAGTAGTAACGCCTATAGCCATAGCGTGCAAAAACTCACCATGATATTGCTCATGGTTATGTGTGTACTCTCTTCTCACCCAACACTTAAAGTGTGGGATATTACTGTATAAATAAGACACTACTTACTTACTTTTCCGCCCTTCTTGTAACCTTTTGTGCTTATTTTTCCGCCTTTTTTGTAGCCTTTAGATTTCATCGCACCGCCTTTTTTCATGCCCTTTGATTTCATCATGCCACCTTTTTTCATGCCTTTGGATTTGACCATACCACCGCTAGCATATCCTTTAGTTTTCTTGTGCATTATTGCTCCTAATTAAAATACTTATTCTATCACTTTTTTCTTTTGGCAAAAGTTTTTACATTGGTTGGTTTGCCACCAACACCTTGTTTCTTTGATCTTTTTCTCGTAACTGCTGATTTGATTTGTGATTTGGTCATTGACCGTGCTTTTGATTTAGGCACACATTTGGGATATTTTCTTTTTGATCCTTTTGCAGACTTTCTTCCGCACTTCTTAAACCCACCACCCTTTTTTGGTGATCCAATGTCTACCCACTCTTCCTTGAACCACTTCTTAAGTCCGCCTAATCGCTTAGTCATTAGCCACGCATCTTGGTTTTCTTTCTACGATTATTCATAACCGCACCACAACCACGAGCTATAAAACTTTTAACGCCTGCACCCTTTTTAACTGTGCCACCGTTAAACATAAAACCCATCTCGTTGCGTACTTGTTTAGGTAACTTAGGTAACCCCTTGTTGCCTTTGGGTATTGGTTTAAGACTTTTTTCCATAATTCCACCTTGTGCTTTATATTGACCGCCCATTCTTTTGTATTCTTTGACCATCCAAGCGTTTGCATAAGCTGATGGATAAACATCAAACTTAGCCTTTGCTTTAGACTTAGCTTTACTATAAAGACTTGGATTTTTTACATTGTCAGGTACTGCCATTTAACATTTCCACCTTCGCCTTGCTTGGCGTATTCTTGAGTTAGGATCATTCCTAGTTTTTGCCGAACTGCGTTTAAGTTGTCCAAGTGATCTAGCACAATAAGACTTACGCCTTTTTGCTGCTTTGCTTCCTTTTTTAACTTTACCAGTTACGGCTGTTTTTAATTTAGAACCGGGGTTAGCTTTTCTGTACGCTTTAACACCCTTTGCTGTCATACCTGCACCCTTTTTAGTGGGTCGATAATTAGCTCCCTTACCTTTTGTCGTTTTGGGTATGCTTTTAGACTTTTTTTTCTTTTTTTCAGCCATATCCAAAAGCGTAGCAATGCCGAAACATTGCTACTTTAAATATTAACTACCATAGTTTTTGATCAGCGTAAGCACGATAACATAGGAGTCACCACTGCCTGCACCTGTGGTAGTCAGGTTTATATCACCTGTTTTACCAGTGCCTGCTGTGTTTGCTATTCCACCAAACTCGGTAAAGTCTTCGTCAGTTGTGTAATCTGCGTTAAGGTCCCAACAAATAGTGTCGGTTGTTGCATCCCACAAAAGCTTTACACTCATGCCAAAGGTTGAATAAACAATCTTTGCAAGACGGACTTCCGTGCATACTTGACCATTGCTACTAGGATTTAAAGCACTAACATCTACCTTAGTAACTGCTGATTCGCCTGTACCATCTGATGTGTTGGTAAATTGAATTACAGCCAGTCTATCGCTATCTACTATAGTTGTTGAGGTTACTGCATCTGCCATAATAAGCTCCTAAAATTAAGCGTCAGCAAATGGTGTAACTATAGTTCCTGAACCAATTAGCAATGAATTGTGAACAAGATAAGTAGCTGCATCAATAGCTGTTACTTGTACAACACTTCCAACAATACCACCTTTGGTTGTACCATTTAAAGTCATGACATCATTAGATGCTGCTGGAACGAAAGCTTTCTTTGTGCTGTCATCAATAGCTATGATTACTGCACCTTTGAACTTATCTGTGCCATCAGTTTTGATGTCAAGATCAGAAGCGAGTGTTTCAATATAGAAAAAGAATGAAGCACCAATGTTGTTAGCTTGGTTTGGGTCTGTAGGATCGCTTGGAGTTGTTGATGAGATAGAAGGTAAAGTAAATTTACCGTCTGCATCGTTACACAACAAGATTTTTCCTGCATGTGCATCTACTGTTAATGTAGTATCTGCGGTTAAAGAAACAGAGTTATTAACCCCTGCTGAAATAAATCCTGCCAACGATTTGACTGGACCTGAAAAAGTTGATTTAGCCATTATTTGCTCCTAACTAAATATGTTGCACCATCTTGGAGTAAGTCTGCCGAGTCAGTTGGGGCAACGAGTTACCTCGGTTTAGATAACTATACTCTTTATCAACCAAAGGCTCAAGATTTACTTGGTTAGTTTTTTTATGGCTTCTTCGAGGTGTTTAAAGGCTTCGTAGATGTGACCGTATATTTCTTTGTTCTGATCGTTTTTAATTGAGTCTTGTAAAAATACATGACCAACAGTTTCTAACATGCCTTTAGCTTTGATTAATAATTCTAGGTAATATCTCATAACAAAATTTTAACACAAAAAAAGGGAGCCGAAGCTCCCTTTACGGTTCTAAAGAAACTTAAGCTCCTTGTGATCCGAAAACACCACGCCAGTTAGAGACACCGAATGAGTATCTTTCTCTAGCTCTGTATCTAATGTTACCTGTTGAAAATTCAGGTTCCATTGTGGTTTCCATTCCAGTTCTTTGGAACATTTTTAAACCTTCACCATCAGCGTTCACAGATGTCATAATGAAATATGCATCAGGATCGTTTAGATAATGGTTTACTGAGAAACCGTTAGGTACAGAAGACTGATTTCTAATTGAGTTGATGTCATTGTCAGAAGTTCCTACTCTACCCGGAGTATTTAATAGCCTATCAGCTACAAATGTGAGTTGAGGTGGAACAATTAACTTGTCAGGTCTTACTGCAATAGTAAGATTTCTGTCATCAACAAAAGTTGAAATGTCAATTATGTTGTCTTCTAAAGAAGTTTCGTTCAAGTCAGCCATTGTAGCCGCTCTGTTAGCAGCTGTACCACCACCCGCAAGCGGATGAGCAGTAGAAATCAATGTTTGACCATCACCAATAGTGTAATTAGCATCAAACGCATTGTTTAATACATTAGCACCTTTTACTTCTTTAGTGTGTTGCATGGATCGAGCTAAGGCTTTTGTATACCTTCTGCCTAATTGGTCATACAAGTTATCTTCGATTGCTTCTTCAGTTAATGCAAAAGCAAGAGCCACAGTTTCGTGTGTATATCTTGCAGTATAGCCTTCTGAAGCATTATCAAAGTGAACGCCTGCACCCTCTTCCTTGACAGGAGCAGCACCGAATCCAACAACTAGTACCTCTTCTTCAAAGGCTCTTTCAGAGTCTTCAACAGAATAGAGTTCTTGATACTCGCTATTGTATTCGTCATATTCTAGTCCAAATAAAGCATTTAGACCCGGTTCTAGTTCTTTCGCAAGTTGCGATCTACTT